GGACAAGAAAGCCAAGGCTAAGATGAAAGATGCTATCTCTGCGTTCCGCGATTGGGCAGGAATTATGTTTCCTATGTTACCTAAAGATGATCGTGAATACAGAAGTCGTTTGCTACAGGAGTTGTCAGAGCATACAAATGGAACCTTTCATCAATATTCGTGGGACGCGATAGACACCTTTGCAGAGCTATCAGAGTTGTCTCGTAACATCATATCAGATGAGAACCACCCGTTGCGGCTACACCTAGCGTACTTCATGTTTAACTCTATCGAAGAAAGATACACCGAGGATATGGATCAGCGTGAGACTAGGGCGTACGTAATGTCGGTGTTCAACAGAAGAATAAACAGAGTATGTAACTTTACAAAAACAGTGAAAGGGTAAAACTATGTCATATGAACACAAACTTTTAGAAGATGATTATACATGCGCATACGGGGGTGACCCAGTAAAAGAACTGGATAGTTTTCGTTCGGCTGTAGAGAAAGCAATGCGTGGAGTTAAGACCGTAGGACGTGACCAAAGAACCGCGTGGGTATTTATGGAAGATAACCCTATGGCTATGGGTTACATAGGTTATGGTGACTTTCAGTCTAGTGTAGTGGGTGACCCCAAGTATGTCATATACGCACGTGACGTTCGTAACGGTAAATACGGTGAGTATTCGGAGCAATACTACATGCGTATGGCTGTTAACATTGACGTAGCCGTGAAACATGCCAAGAGGTTCATGCGTAAGTATACTACGGACGAGATTGCCGAGGTGTTTGCAAGGGATGTGAAGAAAGCAGTAACCACAGTAATATCCAAAGCAAAAGATGATTACAGAAGCGCTCAAGCAAGTGCAGGTGTATCTACTGACACATACAAAAGTAACGCATCAGAAAACCTTATGTCTGAACTGTTCAATATGGTGCGTGGAGGACACACGTTTGTAAATGCTGAGCTAGATAAAAACGTGCGTGATCTTATGGTTAAGAAGTCAGATGCAGATAGGTTTAAGGGACAAACTTTGCCTTTGGACTTCTTGCGTGTGTACAAACACTACGATGGTATGCGTGTGGACATTGCACGAATAGCAGACATCAGAAGCTACACTATGAAACCTATGTACGAACACAAACATACGTATCTTGCTAACGATTTACCTGACGATCTTGCAGGTAAGGTTGCGGTTATGTCTATGTGCGAGGATGAACATTTTGTAGAGGGCGTTGGCTATAGAGTCAACGAAGCCATGTTCTACCTCTACGTGGAAGACGTTACCACGTGAGTTCGCTAGACAATAGAACCTATCGTGTAAACATAGAGTTTGATACTAAAACAGTCAATGTGACATGTTTCGGTATTAACAGTGTTGACTCAGATGTAGAAGGTGCGTATGCTTCGGTGGAAGAACTACCTGAGTGGATGCAATTACGACTAGCCACGTTGTCTATGCTTGACGTGCCACCACCACCTAACGACGTAGACGGTGTGGGTTGTAGAGTTGGTCCGTATCTTTTCTGGGTAGTAAAATAATTTAGGGAAGTTCCCTAAAACAACGGGGTGGTTAACGCCACCCCACAACTGGTATCAATGGAGTGTAACTATGACCCCCGAAGCAAAGGTTAAAAAAGTTGTCACTAAACAACTAAAAGAATTAGGCGCATATTATTTCTATCCTGTTACTGGCGGCTACGGCAAAAGCGGCGTGCCTGACATAGTAGGATGTTACAAAGGGTTCTTCTTTGGATTTGAATGCAAGGCAGGTAAGAATACAGCCACACCTCTGCAAGAGAAGAACTTAAAAGAGATCAACCATGCAGGTGGTTTTGACCTGATAGTGAATGAAGAAAATATGGACTCCATTACAAGAGTTCTATCACGTTGGTCTGTATCCAAACAATAGCAACACTAAGGCTAAGCTGTGAGAGGCCTTGCGACATAGTCTAAACATCCACAGCAGTATGGGCAAAGATAACTCCACCCGAGACACTCTTCTTTGTGACCATGTCGGAGAAACCACGAGACGGTTAGTCCCTGCGTTTGCGCGTGGGGCACCTAACAACAACAGGAGGCAAACATGGATAAAGGAAAACTAAATCCCGCACAAGAAGCAGAACTAAAATACCTGAGACAACAGGTTGACAGGTTACATGACGACCAAAACCGAAGAGACGCGTACCCCAACGCAAAGAACGACCTATGGGTTGCACGTGAAGAACTAAATAATTTTGTGAGAGGCTTACGTGCAGAAGGGAAAAACATATGAATGTTGTAGACCTTGTGGGCGTGCAGAACAAAGATGCCTTTAGCAATGCACTAAAAGAAACCAAGTACGGCGACAAGATACATTACCACGTGGGTCTATATGCAGGGGGTCCGTTTAGGTATGACGCACTCATGGCTGACCAAGCAGGTTTAGTAAGTATCGTACAAAAGAAGTTAGGTGGTGGGTTGTTTCAATATATAGCGCAACGCACCAAAAAACGTTTTAATAAATAATCGTTTAGGAGAACGACATGGCTAGTAAAGGAATTATAAAAATAACTCAACGAATGCTCAACAAGAGCATCATGGACGCAAACAAATCTGTAACTGCGTTCGCCAAAGAACACCTGCCTGTAGACTACGATCACTTGGAGAATGGCGCAAAGGTTGTGTTCCAAGCTATTTTTGATGACGGCACACGCACAGAATTACGTATGTATCGCCGTCCGCGAGGTGATGAATTGCTCTCAATCAAGGGAATTTCTAAACGCGCAAAGGTGGGCGACATTGTATCCCTAATTAATGAAGGTGGAGACGTGTCAGGTGAACAGTATTATTTACGTATAAGTATAAAGGGAGAGTAACATGGCTAAGAAAGTAAAGTACGGTAACAAACAAGTGAAGGTATGGTCTTATAAAGTTGACCATCCATTAGCCTCTGCGAGTGAAGTTGCGAAGGCCACCAACACGTCTTACGGGTACGTGCATAAACTATTTCAAAAGATTGGCACGCCAATAGAAGTATTTGAAGCGCAAGTGGAAGCCGCCAGCTCTCCAGCGTCACGTTCATACTCACGTGATAACATCTTAGACATAGCCAAGGAATACGTAACCAAGGACCGTGCGGCTGACCACGGCGACATGCAAGATAACTTTCAACGCATTGCGGATTATTGGAACACGCACCTTGGGTTAATAAGTTACATTAAAGACACCGATGTTGCCGTTATGATGTCGTTGTTAAAGGTGGCTCGTATTCATTCAAACACCAAAAACCCTGATAATTGGATTGACGCATGTGGTTACATGTCATGTGGTGGTGAGCTTGCGAGTAAATAATGGACCTCATAACCTTAGATTTTGAAACCTATTACGACAAGGATTATTCCCTGCGTAAAATGACAACAGAAGCCTACGTCCGTGATCCTCGTTTTGAGGTGATCGGCGTGGCTGTACAAGTAAACAATGGAGAAACGGAGTGGGCAAGTGGCACGAAAGAACAGATTAAAAAATACCTCAAGACCTTCAACTGGCAAGAAGCTATGGTGCTTTGTCATAATACTATGTTTGATGGTGCCATTCTTAATTGGTGCTTTGATATTCATCCTCGGATGTATACCGATACTTTGTGTATTGCCCGTGCCCTTCATGGGACTGAAGCTAGCGCAAGTCTCTCTGCGTTATCTGAGAGATACAATATCGGCGTCAAGGGGACAGAGGTCTTGGACGCACTGGGAAAAAGGCGTGGAGATTTTAGACCCGAAGAACTAGCCAAGTATGGCGACTACTGTATTAATGACGTGGTGCTAACCTATAAGCTGTTTAGTATAATGGCACGTAAGTTTCCCAAATCAGAACTACGTTTGATAGACCTGACACTGCGTATGTTTACGGAGCCGACACTGGCTTTGGACGGTAGCTTACTAGCATCACATCTGGACGACATTAAAGAACGTAAGGATAAGCTGTTAGTAGATGCAGGTGTTACGGACAAAAAAGAGCTGATGAGTAACCCCAAGTTTGCTGAGTTGTTGAAGGGGTTTGGGGTTGAACCCCCTGTGAAGATTAGCCCGACCACAGACAAGGAGACGTTTGCGTTTGCCAAGTCAGACGAGGGGTTCAAGGCACTACTCAACCATGAGAACGAGAAGGTGCAATCTCTAGTAGCGGCACGTCTTGGCACCAAGTCTACCTTAGAAGAAACACGTACACAGCGTTTTATCGACATTGCCCGTCGTGGCTTGTTACCCGTACCTGTAAGATATTATGCGGCACACACAGGACGTTGGGGTGGTGATGATAAGATTAACCTACAGAACCTACCTAGCCGTGGACCAAATGGTAAGAAACTAAAGAGTAGCATTGTGGCTCCCGAAGGGTATTCCCTTATAGATTGTGACAGTTCGCAGATCGAAGCAAGGGTGTTAGCATGGTTGGCAGGTCAAGATGATCTCACCACTGCGTTTGCCAATGGAGACGATGTGTATAAGCACATGGCGTCTAGTATATATAACGTGCCATCAGACGGGGTGAGTAAAGATCAGCGGTTCGTGGGTAAGACTACAATTCTCGGTGCAGGGTATGGTATGGGTGCGCCCAAGTTCCAAGCACAGTTGCAAGGCATGGGTGTCTACATAGAATTAAACGAAGCAAGGCGTATCATCGACATATACCGAAGTACCAACGGAGCAATCAGTCAGTTGTGGCGTGACGCAAACAACATGGTGCAGTACATGGCTCGCGGAGATAGCGTACAGTTTGGTAAGAATGGTGTCTTGCAAGTAGACGCACGGAAGAACGCCATCATGTTACCTTCTGGTCTACCCATGTTCTATCATGGCTTGGTTGCAGAACAGGGCGAACGAGGTCCAGAGTATACGTACCGAACAAGAAAAGGTCCGAATCGGATATATGGCGGTAAGGTGGTGGAGAACGTGTGTCAAGCTGTTGCACGTTGTATCATAGGGCACCAAATGATACTGCTTGCCAAGAAGTACAAGGCTGTGCTAACTGTACATGACTCAATAATTACATGCGTACGTGACGAAGAACTAGATGAAGCGCAAGCGTACATGGAAGAGTGCATGAGCCAGACGCCCGATTGGGCTGAAGGACTGCCCATCACCTGCGAAAGCGGTACGGGTAAATCATATGGAGAATGCGAGTGACGAAGGTAGCCCCGTGGTCGTTTAGTAGGATCAAAGCATTTGAGCAGTGCCCTAAACAGTTTTACCATGAGAAGATACTCAAGGAGTTTCCGTTCAAGGAGACTGAGGCTATTCTGTATGGCTCTGCGTTTCACAAGATGGCAGAAGACTTTGTAGGTAAGGACGTGCCTGTACCTAAGAAGTTTGGCTTTGCGGAAGAAGCACTGGTATCACTGAAAAACCGCAAAGGCGAAAAGCTATGCGAGATAAAGCTAGGTATAACAGAGAACCTAGAGGCTTGTGACTTCTACGCCAAGGACGTTTGGTTCCGTGGCATCGCTGACTTGGTAATACTCGACGACGATCTGGCGTGGGTGGTAGATTATAAGACAGGCAAATCATCCAAGTATGCAGACAAGGGTCAACTAGAGTTAATGGCTTTGGGAGTGTTCGCTAAATACCCACAGATTAAGACTATACGTGCAGGATTATTATTTGTTGTGTGTAATGACTTGGTAAAAGACACCTACATGGAGTATGATAGCGGTAAGCTGTGGGAAAAATGGTTGGGCAAGTATGCTCAGATGAAGACTGCGGCTGACGAAGATATGTGGAACGCACGCCCTAACGGGTTATGCAGACGCCACTGCCCTGTAATTGAATGTGTTCATAATGGAGCAAACTAATGAGAAAACGGAAGAAGCAAACCAACGCACCTGTAGGTAGTAAGAAGTTTCAAGCACGGATGGAACGTCAGCGGGCAAGAAGGGCTGTTGATAAAAATGGTGTAGATCGCAACGGAAATGGCAAAGCCGATAAACGCGAAGGTAAAGATGTTAGCCACAACAAAGCCTTGTCCAAGGGCGGTAGCAACAAAGACGGCGTACGGATAGAGAGTTCAAGCAAGAACCGCGCACGCAACTATAAAAAGAAGAAAGCATAATTTAGGGAACTTCCCTAAAATTAGGAGAACTAAATGCGGATAATAGATAGTAAGGCGTTGCTATTAAAGCTACGCAATCCAAAACGTGTCACTGAAACCGTACCGAAGAGTAAGGAAGTAGGAACTAACGAGGTGTTGGTAAACTGGGGCATCGACGAGATGCACACGCTAAAACGCCTTAATATCAACGTGCCATCACCCATACAAAGCCAGTACACGTGGACAGGTAAGTACGCCCCGTTTGACCACCAAAAGAAAACGTCAGCATTCCTGACCATGAACCGCAAGTCCTTTTGTTTTAACGAGCAGGGTACAGGTAAGACAGCCAGTGCGATATGGGCGGCAGACTATCTGATGAAACAAGGCAAGATCAAACGAGTGTTAGTAATATGCCCTCTATCTATTATGGACTCAGCATGGCGCGAAGACCTATTTACTTTTGCTCCACATCGCAGTGTAGATATAGCTCACGGTGCATCTAAGAAACGCAAGGCTATCATCCAGCAGGGTGCAGACTTTGTCATAATAAACTATGACGGTGTAGAGATTGTGTCCAAAGAGATAGCGGAAGGCGGTTTTGACCTTATCGTTGTAGACGAGGCGACACATTATAAGAACACACAGTCTCAACGGTGGAAAACACTAAGACGCTTGATAAAAGATGACACATGGATGTGGATGATGACGGGTACACCTGCCGCACAGTCTCCACTTGATGCTTACGGGTTAGCTAAGATGGTCAACCCAGACGCAGTGCCACGGTTCTTTGGTTCGTTCCGAGACATGGTTATGCGTAAGATTACGCAGTTTAGGTGGATTGTTAAACCCGAAGCAACCGACCTTGTGTTCAACGTGTTACAACCTGCTATCAGATTTACTAAGGAAGAGTGCCTTGACCTGCCCGACATGACGTATGTGAAACGTAAGGTAGAACTAACGCGGCAACAGAAGAAGTATTACGACCTGTTAAGGAAGAAACTTGTTATGACGGTGGGTGGTGACGAGGTAACCGCAATCAATGCCGCCGTTGTTATGAACAAGTTATTACAAATATCAGCAGGGGCAGTCTACACAGACGAAGGTGATACCTTAGAGTTTGACATTAAACACAGGTACAAAGTGTTGCGAGAGGTGATCGACGAGAGTAGCCAAAAAGTTCTCATATTTGTGCCGTTCAGACACACCATTGACATACTCACAGATAAATTGCGTAATGACGGGATTACCACAGAAGTTATACGTGGTGACGTACCTGTGAATAAACGCACGGATATATTTAAACGGTTCCAAACAACTAATGAGCCACGTGTGTTAGTTATCCAACCGCAATCAGCGGCACATGGTGTTACGTTAACAGCAGCTAATACAGTTGTGTGGTGGGGGCCAACGCCTTCATTGGAAACCTATGCGCAAGCAAACGCACGGGTACATCGGTCAGGTCAGAAGCATCCATGTACTGTTGTACAGCTTCAAGGCTCTGCTGTGGAACAGCGTGTTTACTCACTGCTTGATAATAGAATTGACGTCCACACAAAAATGATTGATTTATACAAAGAAATACTTGACTAGCGTATTGTTCAATACTACAGTGTAATTCTCGCTAACGTAGGAGGATTAAAATGAGCGATGATTCTGATATACCTGCGGACAAACTTACTAAGGCTTACATTAAGATAAGGTCAGAAAGGTCACTACTGTCTGCGGAGTTCAAAGAAAAGGACGGAGCGTTGGTTCGCCAACTGGATGTCTTGAAGAAAGCGTTGTTAGACTATTGTGATGCACACAATGTCGAGAGCGTACGAACCTCTGAGGGTTTGTTTTTTAGGTCTAGTAAAACAAAATACT